ACTACTTGAGAATCACAACAAGTGGCGCAGAGGTGATGATACTTTAGAGATGGCAGAGCCTAAAGATTTAGGAATGGCGATTGAGTTGATTGTAGAACATTTTAACACCAAAGAGAGATGAAAAGGATAAAACAATTCTTTAAACACCTTGCTTGGTTAGAGCAAGAAAGAGTAAAGGCAATGATTCATTGTGGTAGACCAACATCAATTTAACACCAAATGGAAGACATGATAGCATTATGCAATCAAGATAAAGAAGAGTATGGAATCGAACGTGATTGATACCATAATCGGTATTGTGATTGTGGTTTCTTGGAATTCTTTCTTGATATACCGCTGGTGGAAACAACCAAACAACAATCAGAGTGATTGAGATAGATGTAACCGAAGAGCAACTGAAAAGAGCTGAAACTCGTTTTGAGTTTAAAGAGCTCCGGGGCTCTATCACCAAAGGTGATGGAAACCTTGCTGGCGCCCTAGGTGAGATCATCGTCTTGGATGTTTTAGAAGATAGAGGCAATGACGTTGTGGATGTAAGCACATACGACTATGACCTCAAGGCTAACGGTTTAACGATTGATGTAAAAAGTAAAAGGACCAATTATGCTCCCCGAGAAGGATTCCGGGTTACAGTGTCAGCATGGAATACAAAGCAGCGGTGCGACTACTACATGTTCACCTATGTAACAAACGACATGAGCAAGGTTTATATAGCAGGGTACATGCCTAAAGATGAGTTTTTTGAAAAAGCGACATTTCACAAAAAGGGAGATCTCGATCCTGGTGAACTCGCTAATAGAGACTGGAGATTTGCTTACGATTGCTACTTAATGAATTTAGAACAATTAAATAAACTGTCATGAACAAAAAGGAAACCATCATTGAGCTTTATGCTGACACAGACGAAATTTTATTTGCCGACGGATACGACGATTGTATCATAGGTTTTGATCCGGTAGGCTGGAAAGTTATCTACTCAAGAAACCAGTGTATAGATAAGCTTTGTCTGTTAGACGGGATGAGTAGCGAAGATGCTATCGACTGGCTAGAGTACAATACCTTCAATGCATACGTTGGTGAAAAGACACCTATCTTTGCAGAAGATTTAGAATGGGATATTATGTTTGAAGAGCCAGAAGACTTTTTTAATACCGACGAGTTCCTAGCAATGGGTTGGTTTAAACGACTATGGTACAGAATTAAAATAGCTTTTATTACCTTTATATCATTATGAGTTATAGAGAAGACCCTAATGCTAAGATGGTGATTGACTGTGTTTTGCGCAGGAACGCTAAGATGTTTACTGATCTGGGAGTAGATAGCAGTCCGGAAGAATATGCTAGAGCTAGAAAAACAGAGAACGATCGTCTGCGGAAAATACGCAAGTTTGATCCAGAGAAAATAGACCGTCTACTAACAGAATGAGCCGATAAACTACTGACGGAAAACGTTAGTATTAAAAGTATTTTAAATGGCTGGACTTGTAGAAATAGAAGGTTACGACGAGAAGGTTATCAATATATGCCCAAACGGAACTTCGGGTGAGGTTATTGAGATCGCAGAACTGCTCATACAGCTCCCCAAGAAACCAGCTAAGAAAGATATTCTCTTTAGCGGTTACAGTAAGGAAGATCAGTATTGGCGACGCACAGAAATGCCTGGAGACCTCAAGCGTATCCGCTCCATGGATGAGTGGCTTGAAGCACCAAAAGAATTCAGAGACAAGCACATCGATTTTATACAGAAAGAGTTTACCCGTCGTAATGAAGGGGTTTGGTTTATGAACAACGGTGTCGCTACCTACCTTACCGGTCGTCATTACATGATGCTCCAATGGTCCAAGCTCGATATTGGATATCCTTACTACTTAGAGTTTCAGCACCGATTGTTTCTTCACCAACGAGCATGTGAGTGTGACCCGAGAAGCATGGGTCAGATATACACCAAGTGTAGACGTTCTGGATATACGAACATGTCTTCAGCTGTGTTGCTCGATGAGGCAACCCAAGTGAAAGACAAGCTATTAGGACTACAGTCTAAGACGGGTAAGGACGCGCAGGAAAATATCTTCATGAAGAAGGTGGTCTACATGTTTAAGACCTACCCATTCTTTTTCAAGCCTATACAAGATGGTACAACAAACCCGCGTATGGAGCTCGCTTTTCGTGAACCCAGTAAGCGGATTACCAAGAACAATAAAACCACTAGTAAAGGTGAAGCTCTTAATAGTATTATTAACTGGAAAAATACTACTAATAATGCCTACGATGGAGAGAAGCTCCATATGCTGTACTTGGATGAGGCTGGTAAATGGGAAAAGCCTACTGACATACGAGAAGCATGGAGAATACAAAAGACTTGTCTCATTGTAGGACGCAAGATTATTGGAACCGCTATTGTTGGATCTACAGTTAATCCAATGGATAAGGGTGGAAAAGAGTATAAAGACCTATGGGCAGACTCTGACCCCAACAATCGCAACGATAACGGCAGGACAAGATCTGGACTATACAGAATATTCATACCAGCCTATGAAGCTCTAGAGGGATTCTTTGATAGATACGGGAATCCAATAGTTGAAAATCCAGAAAAACCGGTGATGGGTATTGACGATGAAGAGGTGACTATAGGCGCAAAGACGTTCTTGAAAAATGAACGGAGGTCTCTAAAGGATGATCACTCAGAACTTAACGAGGTGATACGACAGTTCCCCTTCACAGAGGATGAAGCTTTCCGGGATAGTATCCAGGGTTCGCTGTTCAACCTCACAAAGATATACGAGCAGGTTCAGCACAACGACGGGCTGTATCCTAATCCGGTTGTCATAGGTAATTTCGTTTGGGAAAACGGCGTTCAAGATTCTAAGGTTATATTTGCCCCAGACATGAACGGCAGGTTTAGAGTTGCTTGGCAGCCTCCAGCTGAAGACCGGAATAAGATTGTGAACGAACGCGGCAAGCGATTGCCCGGGAACGCTCATATTGGTGTTGGTGGAGTCGATAGTTACGACCTTGATGCTACACTTGATGGACGTGGTTCAAAGGGTGCAATGCACCTTTACAACAAGTTTAATATGACAGCGCCATCTAACATGTTTGTAGTAGAATATGCTTCTCGACCTCCCCTCGCTAAAATATTCTATGAAGATGTGTTGATGGCTGCTGTTTATTATGGGTATCCTATACTCATAGAGAACAACAAGTACGGCATTGCTAGATACTTCGAGCAGCGTGGATACGACGGGTATCTCATGGACCGACCTCAGCACTTAGCTTCTGCTTCTAGCAAAGTTAATGTCAAAACAAAAGGTATTCCATCCAACTCTGCAGATGTTATACAGTCCCATGCGCAGGCCATAGAAGACTACATCCACAACCATGTAGGCATGAGCGGTGAGACCATGCAGTTTGGGAACATGTATTTCAACAGAACGCTAGAGGATTGGATTGGATTTAAGATCGACAATCGAACAAAATACGATTTAACAATTTCGAGCGGCCTTGCTTTATTAGCGGCACAAAAAGTTAAGCAAGAGAAAAAGCGATCAGACTTTTCTGAAAAGAAGTTCTTCCGTAAGTATAAGTTCAATGCCTAGGAATATTGCGTGTAGTGATTTAGTATATTTGCAAGGAATACTTTATCTCACGAAATGTTTGATAGTAATAAAAAATCCGATAGATACGGGAACTTCCCCGACCCACTAGCTTCCCCGGAAGTTAAATTGTCTCCAGCTTTTGGCCTTAAATACGCCATGGCTATAGAGTCACAGTGGGGTAATGCGGCAGACGAGGGTTCTCTCTATTACCGCAGAAAGAAAGAATTTGAGAATTGCCGTGACTACGCAAACGGAACTCAAGACACTTCTAAGTATAAGCAGATTCTAAACTCCTTAGATCCGAATAACGGTGACGGGACGCTACTGAATCTTGACTGGACGCCAGTACCAATTGTACCTAAGTTCATTAAGATTGTGGTGAATAAGATTCTATCTGCCGACCCATATCCAAACGTAGAGGCTATTGACCCATTATCACGTACGGAGAAGGACAAGAAGAAAAACAGACTAAAGGCACAAATCCTAACCAAAGATTTTTTGGCTAAGGCAAAGGGTGCTGGATTAGAAACAGAAGTTGACCCGGAAGCTTTACCAGAAAACATGGAGGAAGCAGAGATATTCATGGATACCGGTGTGAAGACACAAGCAGAGATTGCTAGTCAGATCGCCACTAAGATGACTCTCGACTGGAACAACTTTAACGATTCGACATACCGTCGTGGAATCCATGACCTAGCCAGTATTGGTATAGCAGTCATTAAGCGCGACAATGACCCGAACTACGGGATTACAGAAAACTACGTAGACCCATCCCACTTCATCCACAGCTACACTGAGGATCCGAATTTTGATGACCTAGTTTACGCAGGACACATTAAGCGTATTACTATCCAAGAACTTAAGCGTCTCGCAGGAGAACAGTTTACGGAAGAGCAGTACTACGAAATTGGCAATACGGTGCGTAACCGTTTCCAGAACGATCCTTCTCGTCTTACGCATTCTTACTACGACAAGAGCCTTCAACGCGCGTCTTACGGGTATGATGAGTATTTCGTAGAGGTGATGGACTTTGAGTTCTTGTCGGTAGATAAAATTTACTACGAAGAGAAAGAGTCTCGTCATGGTAATAAGAACTTCTTCTACAAGGGTTCTGAGTATAAAGCTCCTCAAGAATCTGTGTACGAGCGTGTGGGCCACTGCCTTCACAACACTACAGTGTACGGTGGTAGTTTTATACTAGGTACAAAACACCTATTCAACTACGGGATTAAGAAGAACATCCCTAAGAATATTCACGATATTACAAAGGCTCGTCTATCGTACAGCGTGGTTGCTACAAACCTACGCCGCATGATGCCTAAGTCTATTGTCTCTTCTATCATTGGGTTCGCAGATCAACTTCAGCTTACTCACTTGAAGATTCAGCAGGCTATTGCTAAGGCCAAGCCAGACGGTATTATCATTGACATCGAAGGTCTGGAGAATGTCCAGCTTGGTGCAGGAGGAGAGCTACAGCCATTGGAGCTGCAAGACATCTACGAGCAAACGGGTGTGTTCTATTACCGCTCTAAGAACCCGGACGGTGGATTCCAAAACCCTCCTATCCGACCTTTAGATAACAGCATAAGAAACATTAACGAGCTTGTCGCTCTGTATAACCACTATCTCCGCATGATTCGTGACGCCACGGGTATTAACGAGGTGATGGACGGAACATCTCCTAAAGGAGACCAGCTTGTTGGTGTACGCCAGCAGCAGCTTGCGGCAGGTAATAATGCTATTTACGACGTAACCCATTCCGCTAAAGTTCTATACAAGCGTGTGTGTGAAGACATTATTCGTTGTTTACAAGTCATTCCGCAGGGAAGTACGCTTCATCAGATCTACATAAACGCTATTGGCGAGACAAACATGAACGTCATCACCAGCTTCAATGAACTACCAATGTACAACTTTGGGGTTCAGATAGTAGGAAACATGGACGACAAAGATGCGGCATACCTAGAGCAAAACATTCAAGTGGCTTTGGCTAACGGAGAGATTGATCTAGAGGATGCTATCGCGGTACGCAACCTTCGTGATGTGGACCAGGCTGAGCGTCTGCTTATCGTTCGTCGTAAGAAGCGCATGAAGTCTAAGCAGGAGATGAACATTCAAAACATTCAAGCGCAGCAGCAGGCAAATGCTCAGAATCAGCAGTTAGCTATGCAGACAGAGGCACAGAAGATGCAGATGAAGGCAGAGCTAGAGATGCAGAAGATCCAGATGGAAAGCAAGATCAAGGCTCAACTCATGGAGCTCGAGCATATGTATGAGAAAGAAATCCAGGCGATGAAGGCTCAGATTGTTGCGCAGCAGACCATGGCAGGTAATCAGACTAAAGCTGGGTTAGACATCATGAAAGAGGATAGAAAGGACAGCCGGGTACAGAAGCAAGCGGTGGAGCAATCGAAGCTTATCGCTCAGCGAAAGGACCAGCGCCCACCTTTAAGTGATGCTCCAAATAGCATAGCCGACTTAATTGATAACCAGTAAGTTACTATCTTTGCAATATGGCAACAATAATAAACCTAGATAACGCTACCAGAGTGGACATTACTTGTCGCAAAGGAGATACTTTTAAATTAGAGTTTACCTTTACAGACGACAGTGGTGATCCGCTTGATTTAAGCTCATACTCTTGGAAGATGGACGTCAAGGAAACCGACACCACTTCTGGAGACATTATCGCTGACAGCGACTTTGGATACACGGGTACTGTTGCAGGAAAGCTTACAATTGATGCGACGGCAACTACTATGTCAAGCGTTTCTGGAGGCACATATGTATACGACCTTCAGTCCACTAGTGGAGCAGTTGTTAAAACATGGGTATACGGATTGTTTAAAATTAACGAAGACGTAAGTGAGTAACGTAGAAATAAAAGCAGGAGCTAACGTAAGCCTTGGCGGTGTTTCCGTAACCACAAAATCTGTGGCTATTGAGCAGCCGGCGGTAAACGTAAGCATATCTCGTGGAGGCACTAACGACGCTCACTTTGTATTTGCCCAGGAGCAGAATGCTGAGGAGTGGGCAGTAGAACATAACATGAATAAAAAACCCTCTGTGATGATCGTGGACTCTGGTGAGAACGTGGTCTTTGCGGAGATTGAATACATAGACTTAAACAACTTAATAATTCGCTTTAACGGTGGCACTTCTGGTAAAGCATATCTCAACTAAATATGGCTATAGATTTTAAAAGCAACATTAATCTTGGGAAAAATCAGCTACAGAATGCGCTGTTACACCCCACAAGTACTGCTCCTGGTACTCCAGCGGAGGGTCAAGTTTACTTCAACACCACGTCTGGAGACAAGAAGCTGTACGTTTATGACGGCTCTGTATGGATTGACGTAACCGGTGATATCCGTACTATTACTGCAGGCACTGGTATTGGTGTAACTAATGGATCGGGTGGAGATGCTGAGGTATCTTTTTCACACTTAGGTCTTGAAAGTCTAACGGCTATTTCTTCTGAGAGTAACGATGAAATATTTATGTATGACACCAGTTTGGGTGGAGCCGCTTATTTATCGGTTAAC